ACCACCACCACCACCACCGTCCAGCTCGCCTCGGAGCGTGGGTCAGCATGCTCCGAGGGCACAACCGGTACGAGTTTGTGCCCTCTGTGGCCGACTATCATAAAGTTGCCAACCCCTTGATTAATCCGATTGTCGGGGCTGTGTTTCGCAACCCGAAGACCAGTGAGGTTAAGCCACCCCTAGAGTCAAACCTAGGACCATTGCTCCATGGGCTGCATCCAGTAGTCCCTGACAATGGATGGCATAACACCGTAGCTGCCTTCAGGAAACGATGCAATTATTTTAATGCAGGTCGAGCCACGCCCTACATTATTCACAGCGCTCACATGTTTATCAAAGAGGTTTGCCCGCAACGCTTGAAGTCTTTCGATTGGAATGAGAAGTTGTATGATGCATGGGTCTCAAAGTTTGAACCCGAAAAACAAGCACGCATGGCAAAGTCTTTACATACTTTGCCCAGTGCCAACATCACCGACTACTCATCCAAGGAAATCTTCGTCAAGATAGAAGCTCTGTTGATAACTCACAAGCCGAACTGGGCCCCACGCGTCATATACAAAGGCACCGATTTATACAATGCCATTTCCGGCCCCATCATGAACGAATTGATGCGCCGGTTTGACATTTGCCTTCAAGGTATGTCTGGGGATTACAGGTTCAGGAGCAGTTACAAGAAGACTCCAGAAGAGTACATTCCTTTCATCGAGAAAACAGAGGACAAAGAGTATTGGGCCGAAGCGGACTTTTCTAGCAATGACAAGTTCCAGTGTGCCGATGTTCAGCTGCTCGAAGTTGCGCTGATGCGCACGTTGGGATGCCCCGAATGGTTTATTAGACTTCATTTGAAGACTGATAAATTCAAAGTCAGGAATTTCAAGCATGGCATCTCAGCGACGTTGCAACACCAGTTTCCAACTGGCGGCACGGACACCACACTGCGCAACACCTTCTGGAACGGCTGCATCCTTTGGGCCGCTCTAGTCAGGTTGAAAATACGCAAGTGCAGAGCGTTACTCATGGGCGATGACATGATCGCTTGCCTTTTGGGCGATAGCAAGTATTTGGCTAAAACTTACACCTCAGTGGCTTCTGAAGCCATGATGGAGGCGAAAGTTGAGCGTCATGATTGCTTGTACCAAGCATCTTTTCTCAGCAAGTCTTTTATCCCTAGCGTTTTGGGCCACCATATGTCATTACCCTTGATGGGGAAGGCACTGGGCAGGTTCAACGCAAGGGCTAATAGGAACAGCGCTGTGACTGATGAGGGGTACATGCTCGGCAAAGCCGTCGGTTACGCTTATGAGTTCCGTTACTACCCAACTCTCCGCACCATCTTTATGGAGAGAGCCAAGATGGAGGCAGCTTTCGTCAAGTCCCAGAAGCAGATCGGTACCGATTCGCTTTCTTGGAACTCTCGCACGGCAGGAGTCACGTTGAAGAACATCACTCAGAAGATAAATGAACACGATCGTCGTGGAATTTTCTTGACTGATGATGACTTCACCGCCTTCTGCTGGGAGAGGTACAATTTACTTGGCTACGAAGTTGTAGATCTCTTCAAACAGGTGGTTCTAAACCGCGGGTCAACGCAAGACGTTACCGGGATTGTTGTAGAGAAACTCGCGATGGATTTCATCTGAGTTTGCCCTGTTGTCTGGCTGACTATGGGCAACCGAGTTTCCGAACCGTAATCCCGCATAACAAGAGTGCGTACTCT